CATCTACACCTACTCCAACAGAAACTCCGACAAATACACCTACGATAACATTAACTGTAACACCAACAGGAACGCCTGGTGCAACAGTAACACCAACTGAAACTCCAACAGCGACACCAACTGAAACTCCAACAAATACACCTACGAGTTCAATTCCGGCAACAGCAACACCAACAAACACTCCAACAAATACTCCAACAAATACAGCAACACCAACGCAAACACCAACAAATACTCCAACAAGCTCAATTCCGGCAACAGCAACACCAACAAATACGCCAACAAATACGGTAACTCCAACTTTTACGCCAACAAATACACCAACAAATACACCAACAAGTTCAATTCCGGCAACAGCAACACCAACGCAAACACCAACAAATACTCCAACAAGCTCAATTCCGGCAACAGCAACACCAACAAACACTCCAACAAATACTCCAACAAATACGGTAACTCCAACTTTTACACCAACAAATACACCAACAAATACGCCAACATATACACCTACATTAACATCAACACCAACAGAAACTCCAACAAATACACCGACAAATACGCCAACATATACACCTACATTAACATCAACACCAACAATTACACCAACAAAAACATTAACTCCTACCCCTACAGTAACACCGACTGAGACAGAACCTTCTGGTTGTGTATGTTACACAGTTTATTATACCGGACCTCCACCACCTCCAGAGCCGTATGTTGGTGCTACAAGCGGAACATATATTAATTGTTCGGGAGCTACAGTTGGTTGGTATGTAGGAGATGGGGAATTTGGACCATCCTCAGTTGATATTTGTACTCAAAGTGAAGGTAGTATTACTATAACCGGTGATGATGAGCTTGCTGGATGGGACTTATCACTAGAGGATTGTTGTTCACCAGTACCATTTTTATGCGTAACAGACTTTCAATATGGTACAAGTGCTTTTAATGTTTGTAATTCACCATTCCTTGATTTTAATTGTGCCGATAGTTGTAATTTGTGTACAGCAACAATGTTAAATGCGGGTGACGGATTGGGTAATTGTTCTTTATTCCTTGCGACTGCGGGGTGGTATAGTAATGGTACATCTCGAAGATATTGGGACGGTACGACATTTGGAGTTTGTTCTTTCTGCGGTGGATGTTTAGTTTCGGATACCTTAATAACATTATCAGACGGGTCTACCAAACTAATACAAGAAGTTCAAGTGAATGACGTTCTTAAATCTATTGATGTATCAGGAATGCCACAACCTTCAGATGAGTGGTACTCTTGGAGTAGTGATACCTTAAATTATGTTGATTCAACATCAACAGTTATTAGTGTTACAATATATGAATTTGATTCAGTTGTTAACATTAATAATGGTAGATTAATCGCTACCGATACTCATAACCACGTCGTTAAACAAAATGGTGTATGGTATATTAGAACAACATCAGAATTAAACGTTGGTGATGTATTATTAGATATTGATAATACTGAATTTGAAATTACATCATTAGTTACAATTATAGAACCAACAACGGTATATGATGTTAATGTTAATAATAGTAACCTATATTTTGCAAATAATGTGTTAACACATAATAAAGACGAGTTTGCACCATTTGAACCATAAAAATGTCTTAACCCATAATAAGTCATAAAGGGTCATAATAGAACAAAGTAAACTATTTATATAAGTAAAATTATATTTAAATTTAGAATATGGAAAATAATCAAAATAACGATTTAACGGTTTGGCAGAGGCTTTCACAAGCATTCGGGCCAAACTCGTTATTAAATCAAGACTACCCAACATATAAGTTAGACAAGAAGGAATTATTAAAAACTACTTCTCAAGCAGAATACGAAAGAGAGAAATTACAAGCTCAACAAACTTTCTATTTAGCAAATCAATGGACAAAGATTGAAAGTAATCTTTATACCCAAGCCGTGTATTATGAACCAACTCGTTTGGCATCATTCTATGATTATGAGTCAATGGAGTATACTCCTGAGATATCAGCAGCATTAGACATTTACGCAGAAGAGTCTACAACGGTTGATGAAAATGGATATGTGTTACAAATCTATTCAGAATCAAAAAGAATTAAATCAATTCTAGCCGACTTATTCAATAACGTATTGGATATTGACACCAACTTGACAATGTGGACAAGAAACACTTGTAAGTATGGTGATAACTTTGTTTATTTAAAATTAGACTCAGATAAAGGAATTGTTGGTTGTATGCAATTACCAAACATTGAAATAGAACGTTTGGAAAGAGGTATGGCCGCAAAATCTGCAAATGTTGAAGAACCTGCGGAACACAAAGGATTAAGATTCCATTGGAAAGCAAAAAATATGGAGTTCAACTCTTGGGAGATTGCTCACTTTAGATTATTAGGTGATGATAGAAAACTTCCTTACGGTACTTCTATGTTAGAAAAAGCGAGACGTATTTGGAAACAATTATTATTATCTGAAGACGCGATGTTAATCTACAGAACGGCAAGAGCCCCTGAAAGACGTGTATTCAAAGTATTTGTTGGAAATATGGACGACAAAGATGTTGAGGCTTATGTACAACGTGTTGCAAACAAATTTAAAAGAGACCAAGTTGTTGATGCTAAAACCGGAAACGTGGATATGAGATTCAACCAAATGGCTGTTGACCAAGATTACTTTATTCCTGTTCGTGATGCAGCGCAAGCATCTCCAATAGAAACATTACCGGGAGCAACAAATTTATCAGAGATTGCCGATATCGAATATATCCAAAAGAAATTATTAACCGCTCTTAGAGTACCAAAGGCCTTCTTAGGTTTTGAGGACGCTGTTGGTGGTGGAAAAGATTTATCTTTAATGGATATTCGTTTTGCAAGAACAATCAATAAGATTCAAAAATCTATGGTTGCCGAATTAAATAAAATCGCAATCATACATTTATTCTTATTAGGGTTTGAAGATGAATTGTCAAACTTTTCATTAGCGTTAACTAACCCATCTTCACAAGCAGACTTATTAAAAGTCGACCTTTGGAAAGAAAAAATTGCATTGTACCAACAAGCCGTTGCCGCAATAGCAGGTATAGCACCGGTATCAGTATCGTGGGCTAAGAAACATATTTTAGGATTCTCTGATGAAGAAATCAAACTTGATTTACAACAACAAAGAATTGAGATGGCCGTAGGTGCTGAGTTAACAAACACAGCAACAATGATTACTCACACAGGTTTATTTGATAACATTGATAAATTATACGGAAATAAAGTTTCCGGAGCAACCGCAGGTGGAGCAGCTCCAGCATCACCACCGCCACCAGGAGGTGGAGGATTCGGAGGTGGAGGAGACCTAGGTGGTGGAGGAATGGAAGATTTAGGAGCACCTGAAGGAGCGGCACCTGAAGGAGCGGCCCCTGAAGCTGCAGCGGCACCCGAACCGGGAGGAGCCCCTGAATTAGCTCCTGAGTCAATTAAACGGGATAATTTAAAAATATTAGTAGAACAAGGTTCCTTAACTGAAGATGATTCTTACATTGATTTATCAAAAGGAAAAAATTCTTTAGGAGATATTGAAGTACAATTAGGTAAACTTCTAAAAGATTAGATATTTATAATAAAAATTAGATATGAAAAATTTTGGTTTATTAAAAACAAAGATAGAAAATGTATTGTTAGAATCATATGCTAACGACACATTCAAAAACGAATTAAAAACATTTAAGAAACTTGTTATAGAAAATAAAAATATAAGCAAGTTGTTTTATTTATACGATGAACTAAGTTCACCAAAATCTTTAAGTGAATCTTATTGTAATGATTACATCAATGAATGTATTAAAATTTACGAGAATACCGTAAACAAAATAAAACAATCAGAGATTAATCAAATCGTTGCTTGGGTTGGAAATAAAAATGTGGAAAGTAGTTATACAGATATTGACACATTATTCTCTAGCGATGTTTTAACTATTGAATCAAAAATCAAAAGTAGAAAGGTTATTGCAGAATCTCTTAAAAAATTACCAATAACAACCACTGAAGGTATCGACCTACCATTATCAACTATGGTAAGCGTTGCAAACAAAACTATTAAAAGTTATATCGATGGATTAAACGAATCAGATAAAAAAGAATTAATCTCTTTATTGTCAGAAGATGATTCAACATTGAATGAAAAATACAACACACTTAAAGAAGGTGTGGTTACAAAACTAACGGAAATGAAAAATGCTAGCACTGATAATTCAATGCAAACAAGAATAGATGAAACTATATCAAAAGTAATTTCTGAAAAATACGATAAACTTACGTATTTCAAACTTAAGAATCTTAAAGAGAATCTTTAATCATTATCGGACTTGAACTTTTTTTGGACATACTTAGCCTTAGAAAGTTCAGCTCTTTTAATAACAGATTTTTTAACAAATTCCTTTCTTTTAAAAAGTTCCCCACTTTGACGTGTCTTAATAACTTTACTTTTATAAAGTTTTAAGGCCTTCTCAATCGTAATGTTGTTATTTAATTTTACTATTATCATATATAACATATATCTTCCTCCTACAAAAAAGTTTTGACATTACCACTAAAAACCCCTATTATTTTAAAAAATAAACGGGAATAATATGAAAATTAATGAAAAAGGGGAAAACCTCTCAACTAACCGGTTTTAAAACCGCCAAAGTTATCTACGGAACAGTCGATTCCATAAACCTCAAATCTCTATACTTAAACATCCAAACGTGGGTGGAACCAATAGAAGAATCCGAAAATTGGACAAGAGTCGTCCTAAACCTAAGTCGAGGTGTCAAACATTCAATTTACAAAACAATTGATAAAAAAATCTTCACAGATAAATTTATTGTCGATTTAGATTTACGTTCAAGTGGTCTTAATATAGGAAAAAAATCCTTTATGAATCTTGAAATAAATTTCTACCTACAAGAAGAAGGTTTAGATATCAAAGGTGTAGAACTAAAAAATACACTACAAGAAATTACAAAACAAATTTTTAAAACCAATTTTACAAAAAATGAATATTTTAATTTTTATTTAACTAAAAAGAGCAAAATAGAAGAAGAATCGTTACAAACCGAGAATGTTTAATATTTATAAATAAAACATTCAAAATGAATTTAAGAATATTACAACCAAGTGAATCAGGAAAAGGTATATTAGTTGAGTACGACGCAGGTTATGTTAACCCAAATGATACTCGTAATGAAACCTTAATTAGAGAATCTAACGAAACGTTAGACCACTCTAAACCATTTGAATTCTATGCTGTATTACAAAAATATAATACCCCAAATAGAAATGGTAGATTATACCCTGAACGTATATTAAAAAGAGAGGCCGAAAACTATAAAAAAATGATTAAAAAGGGTACCGCCCTTTCCGAGTTAAATCACCCGGAATCATCTCTAATCGATTTAGATAGAGTGTCTCACGCAATCACCGAAGTATGGTGGGAAGGAAATGTATTGATGGGTAAAATAAAATTACTTACATCTCCGGGATTTCACGAAAGTGGAATCTGTTCAACTAAAGGGGATTTAGCAGCAAACTATCTTAGACAAGGAGTTACGTTAGGAATATCCTCAAGAGGTGTAGGGTCACTTAAAAAAATTGGGGAACAAAATGAAGTACAGGATGATTTTGAATTAATTTGTTTTGATTTAGTATCGTCACCTTCAACTCCGGGAGCGTACCTATTCTTAAATAAAGACGACAAACATCTATATGATGAGAACTTAGAAGAAGAGAAAAAAATGAGTGTTGAAAGACACGTTGGAGATTCCGGAAATAAATCGCTTGACTTAATGAAAAAATTAAACGATTATTTGGGATACTAAATTAATAACAAAAAATGGAAGAAAAGTATTTTATCGCAAAAGTTACCTTAGACTCAGTTGATGAGGCGTCAGGAAAGATTAAAAAAATGAGAGAAGAAAAATTAGTAAGTGGTTATAACCCTACTGACGTTGAGGCGAAAGTTACTAAAGTTTTTGAACATTACACAATGGAGTGGAGAATCACAGCAATTGTTGAGAGTAAAATCGACGAAGTAATTGAGTAATTAAATTTTAATTATTAAACAAAAGAGGACTATATGTCCTCTTTTTTTATGCTTTTTATTTTATGGTGATATTTATGAATGTATAAAAACCCCTATGTGAATTGAGTTTAATTTAAACTTTTTTCATATTGGGAGATATTTATATATTAAAAACAATATAAAAACAATGGCAAAAGAAAAATCTTTAGTTGAAGAGGCTATCATCCAAATGAAAAATTTGGAAGAAGCGGTAGCTGAGAACGCAAAAGGAATACTTGCTTCTACAATGAAACAAGAAATCAAAGACCTAGTAAAAGAATCTTTATCTGAACAAGATGATGAGATTGAAACCGATGACGTTGAAATGGATGAACCTATGGGTTCTGATGATATTGCCGATATTGATATGGGTGATGATTCAGACGAAGAAGAGGATGAAATGGATACTGATGATATGGACGACACAGAAGAAGATGGTGACGACGAAGAAATTGATATGGACTTCGATGACGAAGAAGATATGGATGACGAAGAAGATACTATCGACTTAACTGATGCTGACGATGAAGAAGTACTAAGAGTATTTCAACTTATGGGACCGGATGATAACATTGTTGTTACTAAAGACGACAAAGGAAACACTCACCTTAAAGATGAAGAAACTGGAAAAGAGTATATGATTGTTGGTGAAGGTGAAGAAGGTGAAGACATTGGAATGTTTGATATGGAAGAGTCTTGGGACGAAATGGACGAAGAAGAAATGGATGAAGAATCTATCGAATCTATCGTTGAAAGAATGTTCGGTACTGATGACGAATCTGAAGACTTAGAAGAAGATGAAATGGACGAAATCGTTTATGAAATCGAAATGGATGAAGATGATTCTGAATACATTGATATGGATGAAGATGATTCTTACGATATGGAAGAAGATTATATGGACCCTGTTATGGAATCTAAAAAAATGTCTATCAAACCTAAAGGTGTTGGAATGGGAAGTCCAAAATTCAAATACGATGCAAAACCTAACCAAGGTACCGGATTCAAAACAAAAATGAAACAAGGTGACAAAACTATGGGAACAGGTAAACCTAAATTTGAATACAAAGAAGGTGAAAACTCAGGAAGTAAATTGGGTAAAAACTCAATGGTTAAAAAAACTGAAACAAAAGAATCGTCAACTATGAAACCAATGGCTAAAAAAGTTGAAGGTAAAAAAGAAGAGACAAAAGAGGCTTCACGTACTTTAGGTGCAGGGTCTAACTTTAGAAAAGGTGGTTTACCAAAACCAAGAGCTCATTCAAGCTTTAATACCGCGATTAAAGAAAATACTTCTAACTCTGAACTAAAAGTTCTTAGAGAAAAAAATGAGGAGTACAGAAAAGCACTTAATATTTTTAGAAATAAATTAAATGAGGTTGCAATTTTCAACTCAAACTTGGCTTACGCTACACGTTTGTTCACTGAACATTCAACATCAAAACAAGAAAAAATTAACATTTTAAGAAGATTTGATGGTGTTGAAACTATTAAAGAATCTAAAAATTTATATCAAGTCGTTAAAAACGAATTGTCAGGTAACTCTAAAGTTCAAAATATGAACGAGTCAATCGAAAGAACAATTGCTAAATCACCTTCTACAGGAGCAGTTAACTTAATTG